CCTACGCCTTCAGGAGCTTACGCAGCGCACCGGGTGGAAGATGCGAGTGCGCTGGGTTCTTCTTGTTCTGGGTGAGAAGACGCTGCGTCCTCGCCTTCGCTGCCGTAATACGCGTTGCTTCGAGACTACGGTCTGCGCAGCGCTTGCACCGCTTACGATCTTCTACTGGCGGCACTTTCCCGCACGAGTTGCATAGACCAGCCGCGGCGTAGGCTAGCTTCCGTGCGGCTGCACGCGCGCGTTGGTCTGCGCGCCGTTCCGGATCGCGCTGACGTGCGGCTTCCTTCACGGCCCACTTCTCAGCACACTCCGGACAGAGCGAGCGCTCTGGAACCGCCGGCTGCGCACAGTTCGTGCAGCGGTTAGCCTTCCGAAGACGCTGCCGGCGGCGCTTGGTTATCTCGGCGCGTTCCTCGTTGCACTTATCGCAGTGCGACTTCTGCGCTGGTGCGGCGCAGCGCTGACACAAGCGGTTCTTTCGTCGGAAATCGTTGCGCTTCTTGTTCGCGCGCCTGCCCTGCTCGTAGTGCTTCTCGCACATATCACGGTGCGTTGCCTTCGCTTTGCAGCGTCGGCAACACCCCCGCGCCATCCTTGCGATGAGCCGCTTCTTGTAGAGGAAGCGGCAGCTCTCGCAGAGCTTGAACTTCTCGTCCGGCCCGTGCAGCAGGTGACAGCACGGGCAGCGGCGCTCGGCGACACACTCGGCGTAGGTCTGCTTGCGTCGTGCGGGCATGGAGATGTTCTACCTATCGCGAAGTAGAGGGATCGCCATGAAACGACAAGGCCCTGGGATTACCCAAGGCCGTGTCCTTGTTACGCGACCTCGCTCTCCAGAGCGTCGTGGTCCTCCGCCTTCTCCGGCGCGTCGTCCAGACTGGTCTCCATGGAGACCTGCTCACCGAGCCTCATGGCACGCACCCCGGACTCGTCCTTCGACTTGACCCGCCGATCGTCCTGCCTGGCTACCGCCTTCTCCGACGAGTCATTGCAGATGCTCACGTAGATCGGCTCGTAGCCGGTGGTCGTAATGCCGTCCTTGGTGACGAACGGCGTCTCGTGATACCACTGGGCCGTCTGTCGGGAGACCTTCCGCTCGGGCATCTTCAGCTCCGGCATGGCGTGACGCACAGCACCGTCCGGGAACCTGTTCGGCTTGCCCTCCTTGAGCGAGACATGATCGACGAGGCGACCACGACAGAAGAAGTTCCACCCGTTGAACAGCAGCGCGAGCTGTGTGTGGAGCTTGTTGTAGCGCGTCATCTTGGCGCGATCCGACAGCGTCTTGATACCGCGAGCGCGGATGTGAGTCACCGGGTCCTTGTCGTTCAGCTTCACCGGAGACTGACCGAGCACCTGATACATGTAGTAACGCGCCGAGACCGGATCGATGCCGAGGAAGACCGTGAAGGCGAAGGCGAGCACGTCCTTGGGGAAGATCGCGTCACGGAAGACGCTGGATACATAGTTGATCGCCTCGGACATCCTGGTGTCGTACTTCCTGATGATGTCCAGGCCCTCCTCCTGAGCTGGCGTGTAGTGCTTCCGCTCGAAGCACAGCTCCCGCTCGAAGCGGAACAGATGCGACGCGACCTTCTGACGGATGTTGTCGTCGGTCTTACCGACCGTCTGCACAGCGTGAACGAGCTTGCGCTTGTTGTGGCCATCGATGGTCGTGAACGCCGTGATGGGCACGCCGAAGATCGCCGGCCACGTCGTCTCCAGGCCGGTCGACTTCACCATCATGAGACGGTGGCTGGAGTCGATCACCTTGCCGTCGCGGTCGAACACCAGCGTCGAGCCGTTGATCCGCCACTTGTTACGGATACGCTGGATCGCGAGCTTCCTGACGTGGTCGTCGCTACGGAAGCGGTTGTGGTCGTTGAACCTACTGATAAGCGTGGTCGCCGCCGACTGGGTCACGGTGACGAAGGTCACGAAGTAGGTTCCGTGTTCGTCTATGAAGGTGGCGTAGCCGGAACCCGCCTGCTTGAGACCGGTGTTCTCCATGATCTGAAGCACATCGTTCCAACCGAAGCTCGACCCATCCTGGATCGACTTCTTCTTCATAACGGTCATGCCTACCTCCTATCGCTCGATGCCATTCAAGAAATGAAACAGCCTTGTGCCTTGTGTATTGAGCAGGACCGAAATCTCACCAAGCAGCTTGATTAGTGAGGCGCCTTCAGCAGGCTCACAGTCGAGTTTTCCAACCATCGATGAGATGGTGACCGCCTGTGCCTCCGCCTTTGCCAGGGCGGTGGCAAGGTCCAACAGCAGGTTGTCCGCCATGGAAAGACGGACAGATGGTGCGGTTTGCAGGAACTCAGACGTAACAGCCGGACCGCCGACGCCCGGGCTGTTGGTGATCGCTACCGCGGCCTTCTTAGCCCTTGTATGCTTGACCTTGTTCCGACTGGTCGTACGTGCAGCGCATGCAAACGCATTGGTAGCGCTGTCTTCGCCGTTACGAACCGCCCGCTCAACCTCATTACCCACCGTGCCTTTGGTGACGCGGTAGAGCAGCAGATAGGCGGAGTAGACCTCCGACGGCGTAACGCCGAGCGCGGCGGCTACGTCGCCTGTTAGTGCATCCCCCTGTCCAGGGCGCCACATACCTCGTGGTGCTTCGCCGACGATAACCCCGAGGTGAGCGAACCACCGATCAACGAACGCTAGGGTGCGTTGACCGGTGGATGCCGGTTTCCCATCCGGCCGACACATATCTCTCAGCGACTTGGCGATCCCAACCGCCTCAGCATTGACGTTCGCGTAAGCCATCGGCAGCCACACCTCTGCCTTGTTATACCCACGAGGAGAGGAAAAATCTGAATCTCCCGGCTGGCCTCGCTAAATCCTTCTGCGGCATACCGTTGCTGTAGTGCTACCCATCGGTCGGTTAGGATAGACTATCTAAGTCCTTTGATTCCAATGCCTGGTAACCGTTGCAGTGCCGTATTGCTCCCGATCAGGGTGCGGCAGGAAGAACGTGAAAACTCGGCAAGCCGCTGACGCTCAGGAGCGCAGGTTCCGCGGCGCGGGGAGTTGGAATCTCAACAACTCCCACCGCGCTTACGCAAATCATTACGGCCATTGTAGATAGGGCGTTCTGTTCCACTCGGAAAACCGTAGGTGGATTTTGCCATCCTTGTGATGCAGACTAAGTCGTTATGGCCGTAGCATATACCCCATGCGGCCTGCGATTGATCATTGAGTCGCCGCAATCACCACCGAAAACGACAAGGCCCCGGGGAGTCACCCGGGGCCTTGGCGAACTGGACTAGCCGGAGGGCTAGTTCAGATTGTCAACGATCACCTTCGAGTAGAACTCGGGGCGGATCAGCGTGACCTTGTGACGCGTGCGGATCGCGCGGCGCAGGCTGAAGTCGTTCGGGTCTACGAAGTTAGGCGTGATCTCCATCGGGATGTACGGGCTGTAGATCAGGCCCGTGTCCAGAATCGACGGACCCTGGTAACCCATCAGGATCTCGTTGCTCGGGAACATCGGGTCGACATAGACGACCCACTTGCGGCTGAGCACGCCGCCCTTCATGAGGCCGCCCTGGTAGACGTGGCCCTCGTCCACCGACGCGAAGCCGGGCATCGTGTCGAGGAGCGCCGCGATCTCCGAGCTGGTGATCACCCAGTTCGCCGACGACCGCTGGGTCCGACGGTGGATCAGGTGGCTCGCCTCCGACATGCGGATCAGGAGCGACTGGAGGTGCTCCGGATCGCTGACGGCCGACGGGGTCGCGCGGTCCCAGTGGAGCATCGCACCCGGCTCGACGGCGTTCAGAGCCGTGCCGGCGATCTCGCGGTCGATCTCGGCCGTCATCTCGTCGCTCATGTGGGCGACGAGGTCGGCGTCGATGTCACGACCCCAGAGAGCGCGGAGGTCGTCCGCAGCCTCGACCGACGCCAGGCTCTTGAGCTTGCGGCTCTCGGCCTGGATCGACTGGATCGCGATGTCGAGCTGGACCTCGGGCAGGCGGGGGTTCAGCTCGTTGTCGTAGCGGTAGCGGATCGTGACGGCCGCGTTGAGCGCCGGGGCC